TTGATAACTGAACCAAGATCTTCATGCATTGAACCTGACCAATCAACTAATAGAACCATACCGTGGTTTTTAGCATCAGGCATAGATACAAATCTTTTGAAAATATCATCATTGTATTTGTAGCTGTAAAGTTTGTTAACATCTAGAGAACCTGATCTTGCAGTTTGAGCTCGCTTTGATCTCCATGCTGCTTTCTTCATTTCAAATTCTTTTGCCATAATCTGTACAAATCTTTTAGTTTCACTTTCAAATGCATTGAAATGATTTTCTTCTTCTTTTCTCCAAACACCGAAAAAACCTTCTAGTTTTTTACGTTCTTCGGCTAGCTCTTTAAATGAAACTACTGATTCTTTCCACTGTTGATCTGTTAAGCCATATACGATATCCATTGGATTATCGTGTCTATCTCTTTCAACTAATTCTTTTTCTGATTGTCTTTGAGCTGTATCAGTAATTGACTTAAGCTTTTCTTCTTCTGTTTCACTGTCGTTTGAACCAGCTACTCCGTCAGCTTCCACTTCTGTTTTAGCATCATCAGTCTTTTCTGAGCTTGACTGGCTCTGCTCATCTTTTCTAGCGTCTCCATCTTTTTCTGAAGCTTGTGTTTCGCTATCAGTCTGTCCGCTCTCCTCAGAATCATTTTCGTTTGAATCTGATCGACCTTGTTCATTATCAGATCCAGAAGTTTCTTGAGTATTCGTATCATCATTTTCTCCACTATCATCATTTGATTGAGGTGCTGATTGAGAAGCCATCATTTTTTGAGCAAAATCTTCAAATGATTCATCAGGCTGAGGAGTATTTTTCTTTTCTTCGGTTTTAGCATATTCAACTAGCTTTTTGCAAACTGCCAAAACATCTTCCCATGTTTCAACTGCAAATGCTTCATTTACTAAAACTTTTTCTTCAGCAGAAAATTCTACTTTAACAATGTCTCTTAATTTAGCTTTAATATTTATTCTATCAATAAGTTTGAATTGACTAAATAAAATATCTACAATACCGCCAATCTTGAAAAAATCACGATTATGTAGATTTGTGTAACCTTTTTTAAATGAAAGAACTAAACCTGGGTAGCTACGCTGTACAAGCTTTTCAATTCTAATATCTTCAATAATATTTACGAATTGTCTTGGGCAACCAGGTATTTCCTGAGTTGCTGAATGCCAACCTTCTGGTGGTGTAAATAAAGCATGACCAACTTCATGACCTACAAGTAAATCGTAAAGGTTATCCATATCTTTCCAAACTGGAAGACCAAGTACTCGATTTTCTACATCAAAGTAAGCTGTTTCATAATTACCGTGCTGAACAGTAATACCTTCTTTGGCAAGTAATTTTGCTAAGGTGTTTTTTGCTGCTATATTTACCATATTTTTCTCCATTTAATATATACATTCTACCATGTTTTTCCGCAGATGTACACCATTAATCTGCAGTAAAATGCATTTTTTTCACTTTTTTCATTTACTGTGACAAAAATGTCACACTTTTGGAGTTCTATATGCCGGTTGATTGAACGGGAATATCTCACCTATCACGGTGCCGATAAGTTCTGCTAGTTCCATATGTTCCTTTTGAGTACCATTTGCACTTCTAAGTTCAATATAGTGAATCCAGCTTCTTAATGTACCGTTTACATATAACCTACTTACAGTAAGTCCTTCTGGTAATACTGCTCGAGCCTGTTCTTTTGCAATTCCATTTTCAACTGCCCATTGATAAACTTCTTTAGCCCTATTGATAACACCATGTTGTCGCCTTTGCCATTCTGTTATGAGTTCAACCTTTTGCAGATCCAACTGTATATTTGGATCATTATCAATAGTAATACTATTTTGTCTATTCTTTGGATCTTGTAGACGACACTCTCTAACCACAAAATCCATGTCTCTGGTGGGATCTGCGTACCTTTGACTGAACTCTTGGAAACTAAAGCTTCGATGTCTCAAGAACTGCCGTGCGATATCTCGTGTGGTTTCTACCTCAAGGCAAGCACTTACCATTTCAAACGGTGACCAATGCTTATGTTTAATAAGATATGCAAGTAATTTTTCAGAAGTCTTTTTATTATTTTGATTGTCTGGGTTACTTACACGTGCACAATACGCGACTAACTCTTTTGCATCGGCTAAGTCAATATCAGCGTCTTTAGGTGGTTGTGAGTAACTAATTAATTTTGCCTTCATAGATTTTGGAAAAGTTCCTTTCTTTAACGAACTCGATCTTTGATCTAAATTTTCCATCTAGTAAGTCTCCTTTATGTGAAATAACAAAAACGTTTGATCCTTCTTCTAAGGAACCCAAAATCTTCATAAGACTGTCAATGCCGTCATGATCGAGCGACGAGTCAAAGGTCTCATCGAGAATGAGAAGATTCGTAGAGGCTGAATTCTTCATCCTGGCGATTTGTCGCCAAGTAAACAGAAGAGCCAGATCTATACGTTGCTTTTCACCCTCGGAAAACGAAGAATAATTAAAAGTATCTCTATATCGCGATTTTATTGACTCATTAAAATTTTCATCTAATTCAAATGATACGAAAAAATCAAGTATACTTAAATATTTATTAACTAAAGTATTCATTACAGGCAGGTATTCTTTGATAATTTTAGTCTTAATACCAGTGTCTTTTAACATCTCACCAGCAGCATCATTATAAGTTTTTTCTTCAATAAGTGCTAATCTGTTTTCAGCCCATGAATCTCTGCTTTCTTGTAAATCAGTTAGGTCTTTATTTGCTTTACCTAAATCACCGTCTTTTCCAGTAAGCCCTTCAATATCCTTTTGAAGTGTAGTAATTGATTTCTGTAATCTTTCAATAGTTACACTATTTGAGTGAATATCTTGCTGTTTGGATATGATTTCATCTTGAATTTGATTTAACTCATCAATCAAAGTATTTACATTTTTTGCTTCGGTTGCTGCTTTACTTATTGCTGTTTGTAATTCTTTTGCTTTTGATTTAGCTGCATCCATTTTAGTATTACGCAAGTCATCATTGATTTCTTGCGAACATGTAGGGCATTCACTATTCTCTTCATAGAACTTAGCATCTTTTACAACATCACCGATTTGTTGTTCAAATCTAAATTTGTATTGCGATAAAGATTGTTTTTTGTCATGCAATATTTTTAATGATTCATTGTTTTGATCTTGGTGTTCTATTACATATTCATTAGCATCTTTTATTCGTTCATTAAGTAGTTCTATTTCAGTTCTTGCTTCATCAATTTCAGATTGTTTTGTTTCGGCTTGTTCTTCATTTAGCTCTGTAATATCTTTAATGTATTTTTTCTGTAGTGATATTTTTTCTTTTGTCAAATCAAGATGATAACCTACATCTACCAATTCATCACGTAATACACTATTTCTTTCTTTTAGAATCATATTCATCTTAGTAAAGATTTGAATATCCAATAGATCTTCAATCACAGCTCTTCTATGATATGTTTGTAACTGCATGAAAGGAATAAAAGAACTTGAACCAAGCACAACAATTTGATGAAATGATTTATGATTAAGTTTTAAAATATTTTGTTCTAAATACTTTTGATAATCTCTTGATGCAGAAGCTTGATTAATCATATTGCCATTCTGCCAGATTTCAAATTTATTTGGCTTAATGGCTCGTACAATCTTAAATGAATGAGATCCTATTTCAAACTCAACTTCAACAACACATCCCTTGTTGTTTATGCTGTTTACCATTTGGATTTTATTGATATTCCTATGGGGTTTACCGAATAAAGCGAAGGACACCGCGTCAAGAAGCGTTGATTTACCAGAACCATTATCACCTACGATCAATGTGCTCGGCGATTTATCAATCTGTATTTGTGTAAATGTATCACCGGTTGAAAGGAAGTTTTTCCAACGTACAACATTAAATTTTATCATAGTATTTCCTTATCTTGTGCTTCAACATATAGACTACGCATTGTCGTTTTCATGCGATCTTTATCTAAATCTGTTTCCACAGCTTCAATATATGAATCCAACAATTCAGTAGTATCTTCAACACTGATATTATCATCTAAAACATTTGATCCAATAAATTCATCAAACGTTTCTGCTATCTTTAATTCATGCACTTTTATTTGTTGAATACTATCAATAAACTTATCAAACTTAAATGGATCTGTTTTATTAACAACTACAACTTTTACAAAATGCTCTTCAAGGCTTTCCTTATTTATCTGTGGAACGCCTTTAGTGTCATCATAAAATATTTTAGTGAACATAGTCAACGGGTTTCTTACTGGTGTAAGCACCCTTGTTTCTGTATCAATAATATGAAAATGTTTAGGATCACCTGCATCTGCCCAAGTGAATTCCATTTGAGAACCAAGATAGTATATATTGTCTTTACTTGATTTAGTATGAAAGTGGCCTGACATTACAACTTCAAATCTTTTGAAAAGATCAGATGACATGCCATGAGGACTTTTTATTCCTCTCATCATATCAAAACCACTTAATTCAAGATGTGCTCCAATCCAGTCACATTTTACATTCTGCAACCAGCTGAGGTATCTTTCTGAGTTTTCTGCATTGATCCAAGGCAGACAACCGATTTTTAAACCATCATAATCTAAAACTGTAGGTTCCATAAGTATATTAACATTGCTGGTAAAATAACCAAGCAATTCTTTTAAGGAACAAAGTTGATTTGTATTTTTATAATATACATCATGATTGCCAGGAATAATATCCATAGTTATTCCCAAATCACGCATAGGTTCTAAAAATACTTTGCGATTATCGTTTAATGCTTTAAAGTTTACAAACTTACGATGATCATAATAATCACCTAAATGTAAGATCTGTGTTATATTATTTTCTTTTAAATATGGAAAGAATACTTCACCAAAGAACCTTTCCTGATATTTTAAGAATATGTCTGAGCTATTTCTGACACCACAATGGGTATCATTCAAGACTGCTAGTTTCATTCAATTATCCCATAAAAAGTTCAACACCTGCTTTTGCTTTAGGTGGTTTCTTTTTCTTTTCCTCTTTTGCAAAATCAGATATGACTTTATCATTACTACGTACTACTTCAATTCTTTCTCTCAATTGATCAACAAATGATCTTGTTACTGATGAGTCAGAACCTGAATTCATTCTATCGTAATGTACAAAATCTTCGATACCAGCTTTTTCAATAAACTTGAATTTAATGTCCTGCTGTTTCTTTTCTTTTGCTAGTCTTCTTAAAAATGCGTAATAACAAATCTGCGTGAAATATGCGAAAGCATTAGGTGCACCTGTTCGAGTAGCAGCGTCTATATTATAATTCCTTATTGCCTTTAAACAATTTTCAACCGCATCCATAACCATTTCTTCTCTATAAGTGTATCGAATGAAATTAGCTTTATGTGATAAACCTTGTGCAATTTTTAAAAAACATTCTGCAATGTAATTTGTTACATTAGGAACTTCTTTACCTTTTTTTTCTGCTGCTTCGACAGTTTTTACATATTCCACCACAGCTAGTGAAAACTCTTTGTTATTCACGTAATGTGGCTTTTGTTTCTTCATATTACTTCCTTTCATAACTATTATTCTACCATATTTTAACGAAAATGTAAACCGTTATTTTCTGTTTTCGTCATATTCCTCTATCTACTATATGAATTGCTGCTCGTAACATAAGCTCATCCATAATCGCTTTTCTCTTTTCTTTACTGTATATTATCCATTCACGTATTTCTTCAGAAGATCTCCAACATCCAATACAGCGATCATTTTCAAGTTTACACACTTTAATGCATGGTGATTCTATATCTTTATCAATTTTTCTCCTTCCTCTACGCATTTTTTTTCCTTTTACTGCAGATTAACGGTGTACAAACAGCAGAATGTATGGTATAATTAATAGAGGTTTTTGGAGGGAGGAGGATACCCTAATGATATGTAGGTCCCTTGCCGTCTTTTGTTAGTAAAGGTGTAAGTATTTCTTCAGCTTTCTTTTGTACTTCATCTTCAAACTCTTCCATTTGTGCTTTATCAACAAACTCCGCCTCACTTTTATCCTTACTAATATCTAGACAAATTTTAATGTATCTTTCTTTTACTACATCTGCACATTCAGAGTGTGATACTATTTGATTTGGATTTACTACACATTCATCTTTCTTTGAAAATGGATGCCATTTAGAAAAAAAGAAACTTCCCATTCCCATTCTATGTATTTGTAAAGGACGCTCTAGATGAATTAGTGTATCACCTGAAGTCTCAGTACCTACATATGAAATGACCTCTTCGCCTGATACTAATTTAAAGTGGCGAATATTAACATCATCATACACTTTATCTTTGTCTGTCATATTTCTAACTCGTGAATGTTATATTTAAATTTTTCTCTTGAATATATTTTAATCCTTTCGGCTGCATGATTTAATGTGAAGTTTTTACTTTTCTTCCAATGTAAATCATCTGCCAAATCAAATAATGTAGTAGGTCTACCGTCATCACTTTTTCTTAATCCTCGACCTATACTCTGTAATATTCTTATTTGACTCTTTGATGGAGATGCAAATATAATATTATGCAGATTCCTAATATTTATACCTGTAGAAAACACACCCATGCTAGCCACAATTATTGCATTTTTTTCTTGCTCTGTAATATTTCTAACTTCTTCCCGCGCGTCTACACCTGTCTCGCCTGACACGTAGAATACTTTTCTATCTTTCTCTGCTCTTTCTGATATCATAGTGTGTAAAGGTTTACCGTGTTTTTCTACAAATTGAAATAAGATTAATGTATTACCATTTTGATCAAGTGCTAAATTTGAAATAAATCGATTACGAGGTTGATACTTTACAATGAAATCAACTTCATCATTATACTTTTGGCCACTCATTGCTTTGCACAATTCATCATTATATTTCATAAGCAAAACATTAATATCTAATTTAGCTAATGCGCCTTTATCCATAAGATCTTTAGTTGATGTGACTTTTAATATTTTACCAAATAAACCTTCAAGGACTAGCCTATGTGTTTGTGTACCATCTAATGTTCCGGTTGTACCAAATCGATATTCTGATTCTCTCATTTTACTTAATATTGTTGTAAGTGATTTTGCTTTAAAGTTATGCGCTTCATCACCGAAAACACAACCAAATTGTTCAAACCAAGATCCAGGCATTTTATAAATGGATTGCCAAGTACTAATCACAATTGAATGATCAGCTGTTTTAGATTTACCGGCATATATTCTATGAATACATGAATCTTCAAATCCAATATCATGTTTTGAATAATCTGCAAAGTCAGAATACATTTGCTCAACTAAAGATGTTGTAGGTACAATAATTAAAACCTTTTTATTGAATTCTTCTATAAACCATCTTACTATACAATATATTATAAGTGATTTACCTGAAGCGGTTGGTGATAACAATAATGCTTGTTTATTATTGAGGCAATGACTTATCGCTTCAAGCTGATAGTCTCTTATCTTTATAGGTTTATCTTTTACTGTTAAATTATAAGTGTCTAAAAAATCTAAAGATACTTCTTGTTTTTCATTTGGATAACCATATTGAGAATCCTCAAGTTCTATCTTATAGTTTCTTCCTTCTTCATTTGCAAGCTTTTCTACATAATGATATAAACCTGAATATAATTCTTTTGATTGAACATTGAAGAGACGTATCTTTCCATCCCATACTTTATTCCTAAATGCAGGCATAAATTTATATCCTGGCACATAGAAAGTAAAATAGTCACTTATTTCATTAAGTATTGAAGGTTCTGCATCAATGGTGATAAATGCATGATTCTTCTTTTTAATTCTAAGCATTAAACCCCTGAAGTGAACTTACGCCATTCAATCATGTTCTTGATTGTTTGATGTCTCCACTTTATATTCTCCAATATTTCTTTAAATGTTTCTACTTGTGTTTTATATAATTCTATTTTAGCTTGAGCTTCTTGTATATGTGGATCTGCATCATAGTAGTAGTCCATTTCACCTTTTAATATTTTCAAACCATCAAGCGCATCATACTTCCAACCAAGTTCATCGATTTTCTCTTTTGGCATTTTACCATTATACCAAAGCCATTTGTCTCTCAATAAAACTTTAAAGTCAAGTTCAAGTTTCTTAACATGTAGTTTTGCATGTGAATGAAGTTCTAAATATTTGGAATGAAGTTTGGCTGCATCTCTTGATGCATTATCAAGATTCATCTCATCAAGCTGAGAGTCACGTTTCC